TGCCATTTGCAAGGCGCGTATTACTATCTTGATGAAGAGGATTCATAACACAAAAATTATTTGTAGGTGTATCTGTAAAAGAATCATTAGTAATGCCAGCACTAACAGAAAAGTTATTAGGTGTAAAATTATTTGAGTTTCCAGAGGTATCTTTTCCAAGGGTTGTTGCAGTAGTTCCAGAATTGTCGGCAAATTGTAACCTATAACCATTAGTTCCAAAAGTAAGCCCTGATGTGTCTTTAGGAACCCATTGACCTGTTGTTGCATTTGTTTCTGCAAATGAACTTGGTGTTAGTTGTTGCCCATCAATAAAATTAAATTCTGTTAAAAGACCATCAAAATAATGAGCTGTGTTTTTTTGACCAATTAAATGAGCATTAGTGTCATTTATTAACGTATCGTGGTTTTGTGATGGATAGGTTGCTGTATTAAATTCAGTTATTTGATTATTGTTTATATAAACTTTACATCTATTACTGGCTGATGCATCGGTTGTATCAACTGCAACTACGATATGATACCAAGCGGCTGGATCTCTAAAAACAGCATCAGTTTCTAATTCCAAATCAAATGAACCACTCTGATAATCAAATATTCTTAATTCATCTGTATCTTGAAAACGAATAACAAATTGGTTGTTTGAATCATTGTAAATTCCAATTATTGTTGAATAAAGAGAAAGATCCCCTCTTTTTACCCAAACTGAAAAAGTAAATGTTCTTCTGTTACTTGCACTGCTTGGTGTTCTATTTAGGTATGGACTATCAAAATCATTAAACCTTAAACTACGACTAATTGAGAAATCAGTATCGGCAACTTTAGAAGCACCTATTCTTATTGGATCAAAAAAAGGCATTATCTAACGTCTAAAGAAACCGCACAATGTATAACATTACTAGATAAAATTACATAATCTATTCGATCTACCGCAGCAGCCGTTGTTGTTAGTGTTGGTGCTGTACCGCCTACAAATTTAAAGGCTGCGTTAAATGCAGCTGTCCTAGACCCTGTGCCGTCTTGCGTTATGAACAAACTCCCCGATTGGCCGATTACTTGGTTACTTGGTGCTGCAAAGGTTCTATTACCACCTAGTGTTACTGAATGATGACAGGCTGTTGCCATATCTATTGTTATTGTTGCCCCATCAGAAAGGGCTGTTATATTAGCTGCTGCTCCTCCTGTAAGACTCACTCCACCACTAGCAGTTTCAAATTTCTTTGTTGCATTATGATATAACTCATTAGCTCCACCATTAATGAACTGAGCCAAAATATTAGAACCACCATTGTCCCTAATAATTACGTCATCTTCAGCTTCAAGAATAAGGTCATCACCATTACTAGTAATTTTTAAATCATTTGTAGCACTTGTGATTGTGCTATCAGTCGCATCATGCGTAATGGTTAAATCTGAGCCAGCACCAAAGACTAAACTTGCATTATCAGCAAACTCAAGAGCATTATCTGACCTGTCAAAAACAATATCTCTTCCAGCAGTAGCACCATCAAAAGTTACATCTTCATTAAATATAGAAGCACTTGAAAAAGTACAACCGCCAGCAAAAGTATTGCTCGAAGAGAGTGAGGCATGACCAAAATCTGTTACTGAAACATCACCTAATGTTACAAAAGCATTATTTGCTGAGTTTCTAATTTTTAAAGTATCACCATCAATGTGTGGTACATAAGCTGCAACACCAATTGAAGGGTCGCCAGAGCCTTGATTTAATGTAGATAAGGCTGCAACTATCTGATTAAGTTTAGTTCTTACAACAAGACCAGTACCATTATCTGTTGTAAACCCTGATCCGCCCGTATTATCGACTCTTGACATAAAAATACAGTATTTTTTCTAAGTATATCCCAAATTTTACCCTTTACCAAAACCAGTGGCAGTAAAGTTAAAGTTTCTATCTATTGAACTACCAGAACTATTTTTAAAATGTACAGTAAATCCAGTTCCTGTAATACTGGAAAGCTCAAAGAAGTCACCACTAGCCATATTTAATGCAGTAATTCCGATAGCTGGCGGATTAGAGTTTGCTCCTAATAAAGCACTAGTACCAGTAAAGAACTGATGGTCAAACGTGATTGACTTTGCCCCTGCTCCTGAAGCTATGGTTGTTGTGCTTTGCTCTGTTCTTCTTTGAAACTCTGCAAAATATCCAAGTTGACTGACTCTTATATCTTGGTTTGTATCTTGTGTTGTTAAAACACATTTAAATTTAAACGCTCTTCCTTTAAATGTTCCATTCGCAAACTTTTGAAAATCTGAGTAACTAGTTGCATCTTGTGAAGTTTGAACAAAAACTTCAGCATTTGTATCAACTGAGGCTGTACCATCAAAGTCTTGCCTTGCATCAATATCTGTAACTGAATCTATCAAATCTGAAGAATAAACAGAATCTGTTTGGATAATTTTTCTAAGGTCAAGACTATAAACAGCACCTAAATCTAAAGTTTCATTGAATAAATATGTACCAGTTGCAGAAACGCCCCCGATATCATCTATAGAGTTTTCTGTATCAAAATCTGTTATATCATCAAAATTACCTAAACCAGCCAAACTAATTGAATTTGTACCAGTATCAAAACCAACATTTGTTTTAGAACCTTGAAATTTAGGACTGTCTTGATCTTCTCTCCTTGCCTGTACTAGTAATTTTGGCTGTGCTTCTGGCAAATCTATTACAATAGATGTTTCACCTGTGCTAAAACGATCACCATCATCTTGTGTCTTGAGAATATATTCTCCCTCCAATAATGGAACAACTTTTTCGGTTGATGCTCCACTTAATGCAAAAACAAGATCAGTTGCATCTGAAAACGTACCGCTTCCATCAGTTTTGGGAGAATGGCGTACATGAATACGACCACCTGCTCTAACATCTATATCTGGTACAGCATCCCATCTAAGTCTGATTTCCTTATCTGATATTGGTTCATAGGTCAAATTTGTAATATCAGAAGGTGGTGCTGTTTTACCAACAGCGTTAAATACTAATGTGGCTGGTTGTATTGATGGTTGATCTATTGCATTAAAACTAAAAACTCTTATTTGATATTCGCCAGAATCTGAATTAAATATTTCAGCTTCACTTGTAAAAGTTTCTATTTTTTTAAATTCACCATCATCAAGACTATATTGAACTTCATATCGGTTTGCTCCAGTTTGTGATTCCCAATCAAGAAATAATTTACTAACAGCTTTATTATTAATTTCAGTAATATTTTCAGTTACACTCAAACCAGATGGCGGATCTAAACGTGCAGTTAGCAAACTAACATTTCTTGTTGGTAAAGCCGTTCCATCTTCGACAGCGGCATATTTACCAGAATCATGTAATAAGGCATTTATTGTAAAACTTCTGTCTTCATTTTCTTTAACATTTAGCACCCTCCAAGTAGTAGCTGGCAGGTTTGGTGTTTCTATAATATAAGGTGCGTGTTCATTTGGTGCTGTGCTAAAAGCTGATGAGACAGTAATTGTCGCATCTGAAATATTACTTATTGTTTTTTGTTCAAGTGTGCCATCTGGCAACATTATTGAAATAGTTGGATTGTCACTTAAATTTGGAATATTTGTATTGTTTGTATCATCAAGAACTACTGTTGTTGTATTAGTAACACTTTTTAGTAAACCACCTCTCCTTACAGAAGCTTTAAGGCTATCTAATATTTCTATAATGTCACCACAACGAACTAGTGCGCCAGCGGCAGCTGTTGTACCGAATGTGCAAGTCTCTCCAGAATTTTGTTCATTGTGCAAAATCCATTTTCCTAATCTTGCAGCCTGACCCCTGCTAGTTGTCGCAAATGCTTGTATGTTTTTAACAACAATCCCATATTTAGCTTGTGTTGAAGCATCAGCTTCTACAGTCTCAACATCAATTTCTTTAGTTAACATATCAAAATAAGATACATTAACTACTGTGTGTCGTGTTTTTAGACTTGAACCTGAATAAATAAAATTTCCTTCGATTACGTTGGCATTTGTAAATAGGTATGAAGCTGTTTTTGGGGCATCTTGAGATATAGATATACCACCGGCAGAATAAAATGGCATAACACGCATCACAGAAGAGAGTTCATTAATAAGATCAAATGCTTCACGTTGCTGTGTAATATTTACATTGCAACTAAATCGTGGTTCTGTAGATCCTGTACCGCTACCATCATCTACCTGCTCTCCGCAATATTCACTTACAGTTTTAAAAGCAAATTTATCTAAACTTGATTCTGCAATACCACACCCTGCCCTAGTGTCTGTCAGCAAATCATAAAGAATCCAAGCAGGGTCTGTAGTCCATTCTTTATCTGTTTTAAAAGTTCCGTTAAATGTGCCAGCGTAAGTAATTGCACCTGTTTGCAAGTCAACTGTTGCGTTATGCGGAATTTTGATCTTGCGCCCTCTAATCCGATATAACCTTGTAGGAACCCTTGCGAACTGTGATGCACTAAATCTAATTGCTACATGAGCCGTATTTGGATATGCATTTTGTTCAAAAATTATATTGGTAGCTTGTCTAAATTCAAAAGCATTAATTAGTCTTGCACTAGTGCTGTCTGCTGTTACTCTTTCAACCCTTACAGCAACAGGAAAAGATGTTGTTGATTTAAATTCAACATTATATTCTCTAAAATATGCGTTTGATGTTTTTCCACGGATTTCATCATTAATTACTGTAGTAGTTGTCCCATCGTTTTCTATTGTTTTAATATTAATTTCTACTATAGCTCCTGTAATTCCTCCATTTTTTTTGATTCGCTGTAATGCTGGAAATCTAAGTGTTACTCTTACAGCATTAACATCACTAGAAGTAACAGTGTGAGTAACTGGACTAGAAGCTGTTACATTAGTCCCAATAACAAATTCAGTTTCAACACTATTAATTCCTTCTATAAATGTTTGATCAGCAGTACCAAGTCTAAAATCAAAATCTACATCTTCAAAATTAAAATCTGAATCTACTGGTTGATCATTACTAGCACCCTCTTGTAAAACTTGTGTATTATTCAAAAAAATATCCTTTTTAAAAGCATTAAGATATTGAGTTGATGTTTTATCTGTGATACCAGCCTTAGATGCAGTCGCTGAACCTTCGATCTCCCCTTCTCCTAATAGTTCTACGACTGTGTTATGTTGAATACTGCCAAGAACATACTTAGGAAGATTAGCAAATTCTTCTATATCTATAATCTTTTTTTGACCTAATCCAGACATTTTTTAACTGCCCTTTTGTGATAGTGTATCAACTCCATTTGATACGACAATAGAACCCACCAATATTTCACCATATACCAAATTTATTGGAACCCCTGCATTGCTAACATTTGTCAGTCCTGTAAAAGAATAATTTGCTGCTAAAGCTGCTGGATCTTGACTACTCTGCCCTGAGACAGGCGCACGATTTGATACTTGAGGAGTCAACATTTCTGTAATTCCACCAATTATTAGAGTAGTTCCAAAGTATTGCAAACCTGATACTAATAATCCTCCAAGAAATGTACCCGCAAAAACTGTAAAGGTTGATGCAACAAACGATCCTGCAAAAAAAAGACCAACTCCAAAAAGAGCAGGGATAATATTACCATGTACAAGCGGTATTATTTTTATATCATCTTCAGTGCTTAAATTGAGTAAATCTTCTGTAATAATTTTCGATCCACATTGTATTGTGTAATGTTGTTTTGCCATATGCTCTTCTACGCCCTTAAAATTACATTTCAAAAAACTTATTGCTTCTATGGGTGTATTCAAATCAACCTCAAATTCTGCTTGACCTAAAAATTTTCTTAGTGTGCCATAAACTTTTAATTTTTTAATCATCTATTTCATCAGGTCTAATTACTATCATTTTATCTGATTTTGGGGAAACGAGGTAAAAAGGTAGATCAATTGCTTTGCAACTGTATTTATCAGTTTCTGAAAACTCTAAAATATCTTGCGGATGACTATGCACTACACCAATAATCTCATCTACAGAATCTTCAGTATCTGCATAATCTATAGGGTCAATAACAAAACTTTCAGCTTTTAATTCTTTTGATACATTTTTACAGGGAAAATATTTTTCTTCTCCGTTTTTTAAAGCTACTAGACCACATGATTCTTCTGGATCACATTGTTGTGCATGATCTATAGCATCTTGTTTCCATAAATAATTCATAATTAAATAAATGTGCCAACTCCTTTAAATTCATTTCTTGTAACTTGTCTCCTTGGTAATTGTAAATTTGTTTGATCTAAATTACTTACAAGTTCAAACTGAACCAAATCTCTTGTTTCTGTAGATTTTCTATCAATAAAAAATATTTCTTGCGGTAATTCATTTGCAGATGGTGTGCCAAATGGATTTGTATTACCTGGAAAATTTGCCGCATCAAGTTCACTTGCAAATGTGGTTATACGTGTCAATTTAGCATCTGTTAAATCGTTTTGAGGAGTTGTTACGTTTACAATAATCATTAAATCTGTCACAGTAATAACTTCTCCACTTCTAGTTATACCTCCTAAATTTGCAATTGTGAGTGTTGGTCTTGGAATTTGGCCTTTTCCACTAAATTCAGCACCCTCAAAACTCATAGGTAATTTTTGATAAGTATTACCTTGCCATATAATTTCTTGATTTGTGTTCATATTAGATCCAGCATGAAATCTGAATGTAGTAGGAACACTTGATGGATTGCCTGTTGCATAATGTAATCCCTCTACAAGTTCCAAAACAAACAATTCAATTCTTGCACTAGGATTTAATTTTTGTAATTCAGAATGAGGTATTGCCATTATGGTTCAGCGACTTGTTCAAATGTAAGATTCATAACAACTCTATTGCTGAGAACTGCTGTCCTACTTCTTCTTGTACATATAAATTTAAGTGCTGATGAATGATGTGGAGGAGTAAAATCAAAATTTGCTTGATCATCAAATCTAGCATCTAAAAAGGTTTCAATAGTTGTAGCGTCTGTTGTAGAAACATTAAAAGTTAAATTTAAATTTATTAATCTTTTATTAGCAGGGAGACCTTGAACAAATCTTTGTTCATATCCATCACCTAATTTTATTCTTAAGCTATCTTGTATAACTGTTTCTTGAGTCGAATATTGTGGAGTGATACTTGGAAAGGTAGCCATTATGCCAATAAACCTCCAGGGCGTTTTTGATTGATTAATTCTGATTGTATCGCAACTGCAATCTGCTGCCCTAATTGCTGACTATTCGCATCAGATCCTGAAACAGCACTATTAGCGGCATCAACATTAACAGTGATTACATTTGTAATACTATCTCCACCACCAAGTTTATTATTTGGAATTATTGTACCCGAAACAGAAGGAACAAATAATTCTGGCCCTCTTTCACCAACAATTGATGCTTTCCCTACAGGTGGCCTTCCGCCATTTGCAAAACCAGCACCGCCTAAACTTGGAATAAATGGAACGCTATCAAGTCCGCCACCGCCACCAAAAAAATTGCCTATAAATCCACCAATCCTACCTGCGATGCCAGCAGCAGCTTTTTCTACAGCCACTTCAGCAAGTTTTCTTTTTAAATTATTTAAAACATTTATTGCTGACTGAGCAAGTGTTTGAGTTCCCAAAACAGCCTCAGTCAAATTACTTACTATTCCTTCCTCAACACTTTTACCTATTTCATTAAATTTTTCTTTAAGCTTATCTGCATCAGAGGTTGCATTTATCAAGGCTGTTGAAAAAGAATCAGCTTCATTATTTATTGAATCCATAAAAATATCAGTTTGACCTAAAGATTCATTAAATAAGTTTGCGTTTGTAAAAGCCGTTTCAAAAGCAAATGATGTGCCTTCTATATTTTTTTTAACTTTATTTGAAGTTTCTGTAGACTCTTCAAGAGTTTCATTTACATCTTTTTGTGCATCAAATTGTTTTTTTAAACTTCTTATATTTTCAAATGGATTAATTATGTCAATGGCTTTTTTAAAAATAGCGAAATTTTTAATTAATTTATCAACAGCTTTAACTGCTTGAATAGAAAAATTTAAAATGTTTTTTATCTCATCTTCAAGCTCTGTCCCAATGGTTCTTGCTAAAGTTTCAATTGAATCTTGTAAAGTTGATAGCAAACCATTTAATGTCTTTGCTTGTGCTGTTGCTCCACCAAAGAACTTCCCTCCTTCATTTGTTAAATTTATTAAGGCTTGATTAACAAGATCAGCGCCGATTTTTCCTTGCCTTTGAGCCTTTTCAAAAGCATCTCCTTGCAAGCCAGTTATACGTTCAAGTTCTGTTGTTATATTAACTCCTCTTTCTAATAATTGTAGATTTTCTTCCTGTGCTAGTTTTCCTTTTGCTCTAATCTGACCAAAGGCTGTGGCGATTCCTGTAAGATCAGCACCTGTAGCACCTGCTACCTCAGATAATCTTTTTGTTGTATCAACTAGCTCTTCCGTTTCAAAACCAAAAGCTTTAAGTCGTTTTGTTTGTTCTATTAATTCACTACTTGTAAAAGGTGTAACTGCACCAAAATCCTGTAATTCTTTGATGATTTGATTAGTTTTTGTAAGTGAACCAGTAAGTACTTCTAAACTTTTTCTTTGGGTTTCAAGTTCAGCAGTTTTTACAAATACAAATCTCGCTGCACCTAAAACTGACACTGCTGCCAATAATGGGGCAAATGCTTTTGTTAAAGTTGAAACACCAGCACTTGCGGTTTTAGCTGCTCTTCCTGTATTTCGAAGTGATCTATTGGTTTTATCTAATCCGTCTTTTAATTTATTTGTGTTATTGCTTAAAAGTTTTGTCTGTTGATTTACACGCTGTAATGGTCTGATGGCATTTTGAGCATCAACTATTAATCTGACTGTTGATTGTGCCACAAATACAAATAACCTTTATTATATATTACCTTGATTTGGCCTTTTGTCGCTGCATTGCTTTTTCCTCTCTTTCGATTTTATATTCATAATAAGCAGCCCAATAAACAAGCTCCTCTTCAGAAACTAAAGTTCTTAATTCATTTATTGTTTTGCCTAGTTCTGTTGCGAGAAAAAACTCAAAATTAAGCCAGTTATCTCGCCTTATTCGTTTTTTGCTTTATCAATATCAACCTCAATATCCATCATAAATATTTCAAGCTCATTTAAAATTTTCTCAGGTATTTGTCTTTGAAGCATTGGTGCATCTGACATATCAAAAGCTAAAGTTCCATCTTCTTTCTGTGCAACTTTACATAAAAGCTGAGTTGAAATAGTCAATGCTTCATCGGTACCTGCCAACTGTTGAGCCTTTTGTCTGTCAAATCTAGTAATAGGTGGAAAATATAAAGTTGTTAAAACCTTACCAGATGAATCTTTCAAGTCATACTTGCGTCTTGCGGTCATCTCATCTTTGAAAGCACCAATGATGAGGTCTGCGGTTCTTTGATTTGTCATAAGTTGGGGTTGATAACTTTAATAATTAGATAGCTGAAGTAATTGTTCCAGTTGGTTTAAATGTAATGCTTATTGTATTAACGTCACCTAAAGATGAATTTTGCTCAAAACTTGTAATAATTCCATTGAAAGAAATTTTCTTTGTGGCACTAGAGCTATCTGGGAAAAGTTCAAAGGCTGCTGCTCCAAGATCACCCGTTGTCAAAGCACCATCCATAAATGTTGCAGTCTCACCTGATGCCGAATCATCATAAACTAATTCAGCAGAACCTTCACCTTCAATAAGACCACCAACAAACGCTTTAAAAGTATCACCTTGAACAGTTGTCTCTTGTATGTCTTTAGTTATAGACATTGACCAACTTCTAGTACCAAGTACTGGGTTTACAGATGAACCAGCATCATCAAACTTGACTTGCCCAACATCACCTTTTACTTTTGCCATGACAAAAAAAAGAATTATTTATAATTATATTAACCTTTTTTTAGTAAATTTTCTATTTCTTCAATAAGTTTGTCTTTGGATCTTCTTTTATCAAGCTCTATGCCTAATTTTCTACCTTTAAGTTCAAGCTCATCTTTTGATAACTTTGCTAAGTTTTTTTGTTTTTCCATAAAACGTTTGCATTGATTATCCCAATACTGAGGTTCTCTTCTTCCCTTGACTGCTTCGATTGCGTCTAACATTTCATCTGTGATTTCCATTTAAAGATCCTCATATATTTCAAATGTAATCCTGATTTGTGTTTGAAACTTTCCTTCTGGACTTGATGATAATACTTCGGGGCCAATAGGAGAATCAAATATTACATTTGATACTGTCACTCTATTGTATAAGTCTCTAAGTCTCTTGCCAATCGTATAATTTGACCCTGCTCCGATACCTTCTTCTGTAAAAATATTGAGTACAACCAAACCAACAACATTATTTGTGGCAGTGCTTGTATCACCTTGAGTGAGGTATTGGTTTGCACCAAAACTTGTAAGGCATTGAACAAAAGTATCTTCTGTTGTTGAATCAAATGCCATGTTGTTAAATACAACAGGAATAGCTGGACTTGAAGCAAGTTCTGTAGCCAACCTTGCCTCAATTGTAGATCTGACTGTGTTTAAATCAATAGCTGCCATTATGACCTCCTAAATTCATCTCTTATAAATTGTTCCAGTTGCTTTGCAACAAGTTCTGGATAACCTTTAATTGTCTGCTGTCTTGTTCTATATTGACCACCCCAACTTGGAGGCAAGTTAGTTCCATAAGCAACAGGTTCAGCATATTCCACATCCGTAAAAACTTCACCTTGAAACTTTCCAATTTTTGTTTGCCATGATTCACGAAGTTGACCACCAGTTCCACGATCTAGTAAAGCTTTTCTAAAAGGAACTACTTTACCACTTGGCAACGTAAAAAAGTTTGGTATGGAATCTAAATCAGGATAATTATCCAAAGAAAAAACAGGAGTAAATTCTTTTATATCTTTTGTTGCTTTTAATGTTGCTTTTCTAACAACTTTTTGGACTTTCTCTTCAAAATGATCACCGATGTCAGTTAAATTTATTTCTCTAGCCATGATTACCTCAAAATAAGATCAAAACTTACAGCAGTATTGTTTTGTTCATTTGTCACTACCTGGATAATTTTAAACTCAACACTACTTATAACAACTCTATCTTTTGTGGTTGGTACAAAAGTTAAATCTCCAGCTGATATTGTCAGTCTTTTATCCTGAGATTCAATCAGATCATTTACCTCAGATCTGTTTACATTTGTTAACGCACCTTTAATAGTTGTATCAGATGTAGATTCTGTTATGGCTCCAGTGGTCGTATTATAACTGCCAGCCGTTACTTGTCTGATAGTAACATCGCCTCCAAGCTTACTAAGAGTTTTCGATGCTGCCTTTTTCAGTGCGTTAGCAAGACTCATAATGAATAAGCTATGACCTGTCCACTTGCAAGAGTGATACTTGTTATGACTCCACAAACCTCAGATGATGCTTTCATTGTGATGCCATTTATGGTTGCAGAACCATTTTCTGTAATATTTTCAGCGACAAATGTTGCCTCTGCGTCTGTCAGGCAATGCACCTTACCAAATCTGCCTGTATGGGCAGCCGTATCGGTAATAATGATTGCTGCTGGATATTCGTA